ATGAAATGCCAGAAAAATAGGAGTGATTAAATTAAATGTTTAAAGATTATATTGAAGTTAAAATACCAATACTTGATGATGTAGATGAAATGAAAGTAGTAAAAACATTTACAGAAGAACAATTATGGTATGTTTGTGCATTAGCAAAGGCTTTTGAAAATTTAGAATCAGAAAATAAAAAGATTAAACAAGAACTTAATAAAAAAACAACTATATTGAATATGTTTAAAATGTGGTTAGAAACAAACTGGAGAGAAACACAAGATGTATGGTATGTAAAAATAATTAATAAATTAAAAGAAATAGAAAAGAGTGATAATGATGAATAGTGATAAGTTTATAGAATATAGTAAGAATTTGGTAAGACAATATGCTTATGAACATTTAGATTTAGGTGATGAAATTTCAATAGATGATTATGATGTATATATTGTTTGGTATGCCTTTGAGTTAGGGCATAATAAAGCCTTAATAAGCACCTCATTATTAGATGGTATGTATTATGAAGTAACATATAATTCTAACAAAAATGAAATTTATTTAGATGCTTATAAAAAATTTGAAAATAAATGTATTAAAATATAAAAATAATAAAAGAGATGAGGTTGGTAAAAATGGAATTTGAACAATCAGAAAAAATAACTAGGAATGAATATGTTTTAACTAATATTGATTTAGAATCATTATGTTTTACTATTAGATTAACAGATGAAAAAGAATATATTGTTTATCATAAGAAGATTAATATAAATGGAAAAAATAAAACTATTAATTATATTAAAAAAGATGGAAAAATAATTCTTTTAGATGAAGAAGTAACAAAATGGTATTTAACAGAAGTTAGAGTGTACCAAAAGGAGGGAATATAGAGATGATAATTAGATTTGTTTTAAAAAATGGAAAAGAAATTGATATGGAATGTGAAGCATTTGAGTCAAAAGTAAATCAATTAAATGGTAAGTTGTGTAGTTTTACTGCCACTGATGTAACTAAAAATAAAATATTATCAATTGATGTGAATGAAGTAGTTGCAGTTTATAGGTTAGATAATGAGATTATGGATAAGACCAAAAGAGGTGAAAATAATGAATAATAACTTAAATAGTTTAAATAATTATTTATTTGAACAGTTAGAAAGATTAAACGATGATGAAACATTAGAACAAGAAGAATGTTTTGAAAAAGAAATAAAAAGAACAAAAGCAATTACTGAAATAGCAAAAACAATAATTGATAATGCTAACACAATAATAGATGCAACTAAAATAGCAAATGAAATTGGATTATCAAATGCAAAAGAAGTTTTAAGATTAAGTGATGGTGAGGAAGATGCCAAAACCAACTAAATGGACTGATGAAGTTATTCAATTTATGATTGAAAATTATCAAGGTAAAGATAATATTGAATTAGCAGAGTTGTTAAATTCTAAATTCAATTTGAATACTAATAGTGATAGAGTATCAAATGTTAAAGCCAATTTAAAAAGAAGAAAAGGTATTAATTTAAATACAGGCATTAATAAAGGATGTATAAGGAAAGGACATATTCCGTTTAACAAAGGTACAAAAGGTTTAACTAGCGCAAATAAAACATCATTTAAAAAAGGACATACTCCTGCTAATTATAGAAAAGTTGGAAGTGAAAGAGTAACTGTAGATGGTTTTGTTGAAATTAAAGTTGCTAATCCAAATAAATGGGTAATAAAAGCAAGAATGATTTATGAAAAGCATTATGGAAAGATTCCAAAGAATTATATTATTATTTATTTAGATGGAAATAAACAAAATTTAGAAATAGATAATTTAAGAGCAATTAGTAGAAAAGAACACTTAATCTTGAATCAAAATAATTTAAGATATAATAATAAAGAAGTAACTGAAACATCAATAAATCTTGCTAAAGTAATGAGTAAGGCAGGTTTAAGATAAAATGGATTACGAACAACTTTATTATGATGAAAAGTATAAGAATAAACAATTAGAAAAAGAAATATCTAATTTAAAAGATGAAATATCTATTTTAAAAGGTAATAAGACTTTAATTGAATATATTATCAATAAATCAAAAGATAAATTATTGCCAAAAGAAAATAATCTAAAAAATATAAAAAAACAAATTAAATAATATCTATTTTATTGAAAACTTTCACATTTTTCACAATAATTTAATGATATAATGTAGTTGTAGAATTATAAAATGCAAGGCAACAAATAAGTTGTCTTTTTTCATGTTTATATGAGGGTATAATTAAAATTTTGTAGCACCTTTTTTTCTTTTCAGTTCTATAATCTCCTATTATACTCTCATATAAGCATAGAAAAAGGTGCTATGCTTTGTTTAGGCAAGGGAGATGTTTTTATGCTAAAGAGTTGTGGTAGGTGTGGAAAGATTCACGATTTTAATCATACTTGTTATAAGAATAGACAAGTAAGAGGTTTATCTGATGCAGATAAGTTTAGAAAGACTTATAAATGGCATAAAAAGAGTGAAGATATAAGAGAAAGAGATAAACATTTATGTAGATGTTGTATAGCAAATATATTTAATACTACACATATCTATAATTTCAATAAGTTAGAAGTTCATCATATAATTCCATTAGAAGAAGATTATAGCAAGAGATTAGATGATGATAACTTAATAACATTGTGTTGTTATCATCACAAATTAGCAGATGATAATGTTATACCAAAAAAAATTTTATATGAATTAAATAACCCTGATTGTAATTTAGAAGAAATAAGGCAAGAGGTCGGCTCACTAACCATCCCCCCTGCCTTTTAATTTGGTTTAAAAATATTTATTCAAAACCTACCTGCCACCTAAAAGTGTGAAAAATGCCTAAAATGAAAATTTCATCAATTGTCAATAAAAGATTGGAGGTGATTTTAATGGCAAGACCAGCAAAAGCAATTGATACAAACTCAATGAAAATGAGTAAACAGGAAAGAAAAACAAGAGAAGAATCAGAAAAAAAATTAAGAGGTAATAATGACAAGATAAAACCTTTTACTTATCTTACAAAAAGACAAAAGGCAATCTTTAAGGATATTCTTAAAAATTTAAATCCTGAAATATTAAGTAACCTAGATACTTATTTACTTAATCAAACTGCTATAACCATTGAGAGATTAGAGAGTATTGAAAAAGAAATTAATAGTGCAGGTGAATATACTGATAGTAATGGTAAAAAGCAAAATAGGTTAGATGCCAAAACAATTATAAATCTAAAATCTGTAAGAGATATGTATTCTAAAGATTTTTTTAGATGTTGTAATGAATTGTCATTATCACCTCAAGCAAGGGCAAAAATATCTATTAATACACAACCAACTAAAAAGAAAACATTAATGGATATTTTAAACGATGATGACAATGAAGAATAATATTCTAGAAAATCATCCAAGTTATATTTATGCAAAAAAGATAGTTGATGGAAAGATTCAACCACCACCATTATTTTATGAATTAAATGGTAAGAAAGAATTTATATCTCCTAAATATGTAAAAAAACAATGCAAAATATTTTTAGATATTGCCGATGATAAATCAAGTAAGTATATTATTGATGTTAAAAGATTAAAGAAGATTGATAAGATACTTAAAATATTAGTAATGGCTAAAGGTATTAAAGTTGGTAAAAGAATTTATGATGCTTTAGCAGGTTATCAATGGTTAATAATTGTTGCTAGTATTTGTACAGTATATCGTGAGGATATAAGAAAGAGAAGATATGAAACTATAATACTTGAAATATGCAGAAAAAATGGAAAAACATTTATTGTAGCACTTATCATCCTCTTATTATTTTATTTAGAACCAAAATATTCTCAATTCTTTTCAGTTGCTCCTGATGGTGCATTAGCAAAAGAAATTAAAAAGGCACTTGAACCATTAATAAAAGCAAATACAGATGTATTTGAGGATGGAGAATTTAAAATATTAAGGGATTGTATAAGACATACTTTAACAGAAACAATTTATACACCATTAAATTATTCAAAAGATAGAATGGATGGTAAAGAGCCAAATGTATTTGTAGCAGATGAAGTAGGTGCTTTACCTAGTGCATATCCAATAGAGGCAATGAGGTCAGGGCAATTACTTGTTATAAATAAATTAGGTTTTATAATTTCAACAAAATATACAACAGTTGATAATCCATTAGAAGATGAAGTTAGTTATTCTAAAAAAGTTTTAGATGGTATCATTGAAGATGATACTGTATTTGCTTTATTATATGAACCAAATGAAACTAAAAACTGGACAAGTGATGATAATATTTTATTACAATCTAATCCTCTAGCAATTGAATATGAGGCAGTTTATAAAGATTTAATTTCAAGGAGAAATAAAGCGATAGAAACTGAAAGTAAAAGAGAAAACTTCTTAACTAAACATTGTAATATTATTTATCAAGGTGCAGGTACTGAAAGTTTTATTGATGTTACAGAATTGCAAAAATGTAGAGTTGATAAAATTGATTGGAAAGGTAGAGAAGTTTATATTGGTGTTGACTTGTCTATGTCAAATGATAACTGTGCAGTTGCTATGACAAGTAATGATGATGATGTTATTTTGGCAGAAGCAATTTCATTTATTCCTGATGGTAGAATTGAAGAAAAGAATCAATTTGAAAAAATAAATTATAATGAATTTATAAATGCTATGAAATGTATTGCATGTGGTGATAGAACAGTTGATTATAAAGTAATTGAAGATTTTGTTTTTAGCATAGAAGATAGATATGATGTAACTGTTATGGCGATTGGTTATGATAGGTACAATGCTTTATCATCTGCTCAAAAATGGGATGAAAAATACAATACTGTACAAATAAGACAACATTCAGATACATTACATCCACCAACAAAATTATTATATGAGAAAATAATGGATAAAAAATTTAAATATGAAGATAATAAGTTATTGGAAATTAATTTTCAGAATGCAAGATGTGTTTACGATACTAACATGAATAGATATGTTAATAAGAAAAAATCAAATGGTAAGATAGATATGGTTGTAGCACTTATTAATAGTATTTATTTATTGCAACAAGAAGTATTTCTTGAAAATGGAAACTTTTTTGTTCAAATTGCATAACTTTCACACTTTTCACACTCTGTCAGTGATATAATGTATAGTAGAGAGATATAAATAAAAAAGGCAAACAGAAATGTTTGTTTTTTTCATGTACTGAAAGGAGGTAGAACAATGTCTATAATTAGTAAAATTTTAAAGCGAGAAGAATCAACTGAACCTGAAACTGCTACAGAAACAACAACAGAATTAAATAATGATTCACCACAAGATTTACTATTAAAATCATTATTAAGAGGCGAAAAGATTACAAAAGAAAAAGCAATGTCTGTTCCTGCTATTTCTAGTGCAGTTGATAGAATTTCAAATTCAATAGCAATATTACCAATTAGAATGTACAAGCATGTTAAAGATAAAGATGGTATTGAAAAAGTAGAAGAAATTAATAACGATAGTAGATTAAAAATCTTAAATTATGAAACAGGCGATTTACTAAATCCGTTTGATTTAAAAAAAGCAATAGCAAGAGATTATCTGATTGAAAAAGGTGCTTATATTTTTATTGAAAAAAATAAAAACGAATTTAAATCATTAAGATATGTTGAACCTGAAAATGTTAGTTTTCAATCAAATTATGACCCAATCTTTAAAGATGTAAAATACAATGTTAATGGTCAAGATTATGAAAAATATAATTTTTTAACCGTATTAAGGAATACTAAAGATGGTTTTAAAGGTAAAAGTGCAATTGAAGAAATATCTGAATCAATAGAAACTGCTTTTACAACAATAATGTATGAATTAGGGTTAGTAAAAAAAGGTGGTGCTAAAAAGGGATTCCTTACTGCAACAAGAAAATTAGGTAAAGAAGAAATTAAGTTGTTAAAACAAGCATGGAATGAATATTATGGTGGAAATAATGAAGAAAATGTAATTATTTTGAATGATGGTATTGAATTTAAAGAGGGTGCAAACTCATCTGTTGAATTACAAATGAATGAACGAAAAAGAACATTAAAGGAAGATATTAATGATGTATTTCACATATATTCAGATTATAATTCAACAATTAAAGATGCAGTTATGCCAATAATAAGTGCAATAGAAACTGCTTTAAATAACAATTTTTTATTAGAATCAGAAAAAGCCAAAGTATATTTTGCATTTGATACAAAAAAAATAACAAGAGGTTCTTTA